CCTGTAAAAGCCGAGCCTGCCTGTATCTGACTTTTCAAATAGTCGTCAAGTTCCGTTCCAAGAGCAGGCAAAATCCACCTGTCTTGAGCTATGTTTATGTAAGGTGTTAGTAGGTTGTCGTCTACTGTTGATCCGAGAGCCGTGTCTCGCTTTAGCTTACTAGCTGAAATGTATAAAGTTGTAGCCATTAGTTTACAGGGTTAGGGTATTTTAGTGAGCCTCGTCCTGGCATATCTATTGGAGCTTCCGTTTCGTACCCCTCGTCAATTACATAAGGATTGTCTCCTACGCTACGCATAACTGAATCGAAGTCGCCCTGAATTTCTGCCATTTGTTCTTCGCTAAATTCTGCTACCTCTCCATCAGGAGCGTAGATAAATATATTTCTCTTAAAAGCGTGTCTACAAAAGCAACCGCCCTTCCACTTTAGAATATCGTACTTTGATTGCCCCGCAGGCGCAAACTGGTCGTTTACTCCGTCTTCACCCATTTGGACTATATCCTCGTATCTATACATAGCACCGCCTTGCGCTAAATCCATCATAGCTACGCAAAAGTCTCTGCTCTCATAGTTAGGGTTTTCAGGTGGTGTTTTAGCATTTTCCATATAGCTGTAACGTACTGCAAACAAATATCCTTTAGGGCTAATTACGTCATAGCCTAAATCATTTGCGTCGCCATAGTTTACAAAGTCAGAGGTATTTTCTTCGTAGTTAGCATAAGACTGCGTGTCAAAAGCTCGGTGCATTTTTTTGAACGAGTGAAACCACTTGTCTTTTTCTACGTCCTTAACCTCTTCCTCTTTCCATAGTTGCCACCCCTCTTTCATAGGTGAGTGCTTGTCAGATAAACGCTCTAACCAATACTCTGACGCTTCTTTAGGTATCTTTTTAGGGGCTTCAGAAAAACGTACTTGTTCACGTACTTGTTCAACAGCCTCTTCCTGTTCTTCTAAGAAAGACGCAGGTACTAACTTCTTAAATTTGAGAGGTATAGTTATAGAGCTTGCAGCAAGGATAGGTCTTAGTCCATCTATAAATAATTCCTGCATAGGCTTAATTACAGTACGAGTAAATAAATCGTAGCCGTCTCTCATTTCGTCGGCATTTGATCCAAAGCCTCCACCCTCGTTTCTGACTCCAAAAATTAGAGGGGTAGTTACCCTATGCCCTGAGAGTATTTTGGTCTGCACCTCTCTCGAAAGGAAGTCGTAAGTCTTGTGAGCTTCAGATAAATTCAGAGGCTCTATTTGTGGTGCGCTATCAGGCTCACTAGAAAAAGTCATTAGAATTTTACCTGCGTTAGAAGCACCTCCGAACTTGTTATAGATTAAACGCTCAAGCTCTGCACGCTCTTCCTGTGTAGGCACTCCGTCTCTGAAGTTAATCATACACGAAGGGAAAAGTCCGTTAGTGATATTAGACTTATGATAAGCTGAAAGGTCTGAGTCTACCTGAATATAGTTTGTAGACGAAAGGTAATCGGGCAAGCCATAGTAAAAACTAAGTGGGCTATAAAGTTTAATATGTAGTAGCTGACTAGCTGCTGTCCTATCTGCTACGTTAAAAGCAGGGATAGGGTTAGGTTCTTTATTTGAATACCAGTCCGTCGAGTGGTAGAAAAGCTGTACGTTATCCTCGTCGTCAGCTACACCGCATCGAATAGTAGAAGCAGGGATATGGTGAACGTCTGAAATAGTAGACCTATCCTGAGACCAAATTACATTAAGATAACATTGACCGTATAGTTTAAGGTCGAAGGTCGCACGACGTAAACAATCACCACTACCAAAAATTTGGTTTACTTTAAGCCATTGCTCTATATGAGAGTCTTTATGCTCAGAGTCCAATCCCTCTCCGTAAATCATTTCTGAACACCCTTTAACTACTGCACCGTGAATAGAGCTTGAAGCGAATAGCTGCTCTAAGTAGTGAGGGTAGTGGTTGTCAGCACCCATCTCAATAAACTTCTTATTGTTCGACTCTACAAAGTGAGGCGTATTCGTGCTTTGGTAATTAAGTACCGATAATTTTTGTTGCATTATGGAATATATACGTAATCTTGGTTGCTGTCTCCTGTGGTGTACTCGGTGTATGAGCTTTCGCTTAATGGTGTAACGCCCTTAGAAACGTAGCAAAGCCTCTCAGCAAAAGTAGTTCCTCCACTATAAAACCTTAACATATACATACCTTCTATTAGAGCAGGGCTTTGCACAGGATAGCTAAATTGTTGGTAACGGTCATTACTTACTGTCGGTGTCAAAGATACGGTAGTTACCTTTTCCGTGAGTTGATTTGTAAATTCTAAACTTACCGCACCACTAGAATAGCCGTCTAGCTTTAATACTATCGTTGAAGTTGCTGTTGAGTCTATTTGCACCATACTAATATATATAAGAAATACCCTAAGTGTTTACAACACTAACCCTTTAGAGTGCTTTTGTTTTTTTCTACCCAGTTCCATAGGTACGTTTATACAGGTATGGTTGCCTAATATAACAGCCACGCCTAAAGCCTGTTTTTTGTAGTGTCTAGCGTATGCCATAGCAAAAGATTCTCGGTCAATTCCACACCCCACTTGACAACCAAAAATTTTATAGTTAGCACCTACAAAATACTCGGTATACATTTGAGTATGTATATGCCCTTGCACGGTAGACATTAAATCTGCTTTACATTTAGTTCGTGCCGTACCTCCCTCACCGTGGACGAATTGTATGTCGTCTATGACTAGCCTCTCAGTCCACTTCCAACCTGGAGTGCCTAAAACTTCGTTATAGTTTCTTATCCACTCTTTAGGTATGCCTGCTGTAAATGCCTTGCGTGAAACTATCCTATCGTGGTTTCCGATTATTACGTCAGCTTTTGGGAAAGCCTTATACCATTTTGCTACGTGCTTTTTAGCTAATTGCAACTCGTCTCCTGCACTAAGCCCGTCAGGATCACTCTCGTGATATGAGCTGGCGTGCGAGTCGATAATATCCCCAATCATCACCACGCGAGAGCAGTTATACTTCTGATACGTCTCTACAGCGTGTTTAAGGTATCTAGGGTGGTCGAAAGGGCAATGCAAGTCCCCCACTACCAAGACACGCTCTTCGTCGCTTGTAAGGTGTTCAAATGCCTTCAAACGGTTTCCCGATAATCTAGGTCTACTCATTTGTCTTAAATATAAAAAGGGGAAGCCGTTAAGCCTCCCCTTTCAATTTATGTTATCAACAGGTTTATTAAGCAGATACTACTGCATTAGTTACATTGTCAAGAGGGTAGTTAGCGTCTCCTAAAGTTGGAGCTGTAGCTACATAGTATACCGCCTTTTCTTTTCCTTGTAACTCGATATTATATCCAGTTAAGTCTCCCATTGCTGTACCCGATTGTACTGAGCCTCCTGTTACATTCATACCAAACTCTGCTCCTAAAAGGATAATCTCTCCGTCCTGAGTCTGCACCCAAATATTAGGGCGACCAGTACAGAGGATTCTAATGTCGTCTATATCCGTTGAGTCTAGCTTTTGGAAAACCAAAGATAAATTCTGCTCAAAGAACGTAGTTCCATTAGTAGGGTTTGACTGAAAGTTAATAGTAAGGCTTGACGTTTCGGGACGTACATCAAACTGGTAAAAAGTTTGTGCAGCAATAGCACTCACTACCCCACTACTCTCTGCGAAAGTAGAGTTGTTTACCATATCTTCGTAGTTGCCTATGAAGACAGCGATAATTCCGCCTACTCCATCTTTACAACCAACCGTTCTTCCTGAACTTAAATCACAAGCCATTTTATTCTATTTTAGAGGTTAACTATTATGCAAAGATTGCTGCGTATGCACCAACAACTACGTCACTAGGTACACCAACTTGACAACCTAATCCAAAACGCATTGCAATTTTAACTTGGTCTGATCCGTCGTACTGCCAAGCGTCAATGTATTGAGCTGTAGTGTAGTCAGTATTTAGGTTAGAACCTACTACTAGATTCTCTTCGTAAGTTAATACTAGAGCTTCATTAGGCATACCAGGACAAACGTGAATCGGAATACCTAAGTATTGCAGAGTATCAAACGCTTGGTTTGTAGACTGCATATTCACACCTTGATGGGCTCCTGAAATAGCTAACGCTGTCATATAGTTACCTGCTGTCTGTGGCGAGCAGTAAAAAGCAATGTCAGCACGATTCAGAATAGCAGGGCAATTAGTTACAGCGTTATTGTACACTTCGTGAAAAGCACCAGTAGCACCAATAATTGCACTAGCAGCAGCGTCAAATCCTGCTGCCGTTACTGTCTCT